TTCGTTACATTCTGTAGAAGTTCCACTTGGCCAATGAAACCAAATTTCAGAATATTTCTTAATAACTGTAGTAAAAATTCTACCTTGATATGCTCTATTTAAATTATTAAAAAAATAATCAGTACTTAAATTATTTGGAAGTTTTTTTACTATACCATCATATAAATAAAATTGTGTATTACCTACCCAATAATAAATATTATTGTATTCACAAGAACTATGATTACTTAATATAGAAATAGTATCATCAAGAATTACTGAACTAAAAGTTTCTAAACTAGCATCATAAGTTGAGCGAATTAATTTATCTACACCCCAAAATAAAAGAGATACATTTACATTATCACGAATAGTTGCAGCAGTAATAATTTTAGGTGTATTAGCAACAATAGCAGTATTGGTAATTGGCCATATTAAAGGATCAGAAGGATCAGACCATTGAATTATGCCATAATTTCCATAAGCAATAACAAATGGTGTAGCTACTATTACCCCTCCTGATGCAATAACTGGTTGAGGAATAACAGCATTATTCATTACCGGTTGAAAAAGAGCTATATCATATGCTCCTCCATAATAAATATTACCTTCAATATTATTATTAGTATTAATATCATTAGGTGCAACTTGAGCAAATATCACAGAAAATGGAATACCAGCATCTAAATAATTTATTTGATCAAATATCCAAACATTACCTGAAGCAGGAACATAACTAGAAGGAGTTCTAATAATTTCAACACCAATTACTACTCCATTTGAATTAATATTAAGAAAACTAATACCACTTATTTCTCTTCCTAAATAAACATTTACTGTAGCTGAATTATTAAATTCATATAATGTTCTTATAACTTCAGATGTACCAGAATATATTAATTTATAACCACCCATTTTTTTAGGGCTATTATCATAAAATCTACACCATTGTCCATCAGTATAATATTCAGAATTATAACTAGTATTGTCTCTTTTTATTCCTATCTTAGAATCTAAAGGTATTACTATATCTGTCATAATTTATACCTTTTATACTGGATTAACCACAAACCATTGAACAAAGGAATTATCTCCTGCCGCTCTAGATACAACTCTAAAACTACCATTAGCTATAGTATTCACTGATATAATACCAACTGCTCCTACACTAGTTAAAAGAGTAAGAAATATTCTTGATGTTGTTTTACATGCAGTAGTATTTACTGTTACATCAGTAGTACCATTTAATTGAACTGATCCGACAGTTCTGTTTGCATTGCTATTAGCAGTAACAACTAAATTAGCTATTGAATTAACAGCCACTGCTGTACCTGTAGCTCCAAGTATCATAGTATTAGAATTTGAAACTTGCGCTCCATTACCAATTGCAGCAGCATTAGTTAGACTTCCAACAGTTGAATCAGCATTGGCACCAATAAATGTACATCCATTATTACCATCAAAAGAATCTCCTGCAGACTGTCCTACCGCTACATTGTTTCCTCCCGTGATGTTTACTTGTAAACTTTGAGTACCTAAGGCAGTATTATTAACACCGGTTGTATTAGCTTGTAAGGTAAAATAACCCAATCCAGTATTATTTCCTCCGGTAGTGTTTACTTGTAAGCTATCATAGCCTATACCTGTGTTTTGAGTTCCAGTGCTATTTAATCGCAAGCTTTGAAACCCAACTGCTGTATTACTTCCTCCGGTTGTATTTGATAATAAACTTTGAAATCCAACTGCCGTATTCTGTATTCCTGTTGTGTTAGTAGAAAGAGTATTAAAGCCTAAAGAAGTATTTTGTGTCCCTGTAGTATTAAGCTGCAAACTAAAGCTACCTAAAGCTGTATTGTTTCCTCCGCTTGTATTAGATTGCAAACTTTGATATCCAATTCCAGTATTTAATGTACCTATGGTATTTGATGTTAAGCTCTGAGTTCCAAGTGCTGTATTTTGAGCACCAGTGCTATTTGTAGATAAACTATTAAATCCAACGGCGGTGTTTTGGGTTCCTGTCGTATTTAATTGTAAACTAGAAGCACCAACTGCTATATTCTGTATCCCAGTAGTATTTAATTGTAAACTAGAAGCACCAACTGCTATATTCTGTATCCCAGTAGTATTTAATTGTAAACTAGAAGCTCCAATTGCTGTGTTCTGTATCCCAGTAGTATTTGATTGTAAACTAGAAACTCCAACTGCTGTGTTATCTGAACCAACAGTATTTGAATTAAGTGCATAAGATCCAAAAGCTGTGTTTGTATCACCAGTAGTATTTGATTCTAAACTAGAAACTCCAATTGCTGTATTACCTGAACCAACAGTATTTGAATTAAGTGCATAAGATCCAAAAGCTGTGTTTTGTACCCCAGTAGATATCACACTTCCAGTATTAATACCAACTGCTGTGTTATTAGTACCAGTAGGAAGTGGTGAAGGAACTGAATTAGCACCAAAAAAGAAATTATTAGATATTATATCATTATAAATAGGCATAGTATAAGGAGTGGCATAAGCAGCAGCCACATTAATACCGACTAATCCATTTGATAATCCCCCTAGATTAACTTGATTAGGTAAAGATGGATTTGAACTAGATACCCAAAAAGTAGCTGAACTAGGAGCACCAGGATTACTTGGAACGTTATATAATTCAGAAGTATCAGTAAAATAAGCATATCTTTCCTGATCTTTTAAAAGATAAGTATTTATTCCACCAAGAACAGAAACTGTAATATTAAAACCACCGGTAGTATTATTATAAATATCATATTTATTTACCTGTACAGGAGTAAAATAAACATTAATATTATTAGATAAATTTCCAGAAAATATTATAATATTATTACTAGATTGAGCAGTAGTTAAAGTTATATTAATACTTGCAGATACATCTAATTCAAGTAATGAATCAGTACCAAAATTTAATCTTCCAATCCCAATAGCATTGTAATTAGCACCTCCAGTAATAAAAGTAGAATCTCCAGGAGCAAGACTTAAATTAGAAGCATTATTAATAGTATAACCAAGAGGAGGTTGTAGAGTTAAAAGTCCACCAACTGTACTATTATTAATAACGCCAACTATAAATCCATCTACAGGAGAAGGAAGAATAATATTATTAGTGCCGCCGGTATAACTAAGTATTGATCCACGATCACTAGGCTGAACTGTATAAGCATTTGTTATTACTGTTTCAGGAAGATTAGTATTAATTTTTGAATTAGTTAATGAAGAAAGTCCATAACCTGATAAAGCATTAGCATTTGCACCCGAACTACCTGTACCAAGTAATAATACTTCCCACTCGCCTTCGCTACTTGTATTATCGGTTACAGTGCACTGATAAAGTTGTCCTACTGAAATAGTCGCTAAAGAAGTAACGCTATTATCATAAATAGTAAATGCAAGGCTACCTGCATTAAATATCTGAAACGATCTACCTGTTCCAACTAAATTAGCAGGAGGAAAAATAAATTGATTGCCGGAATTACTAGTAGTCACAGACATTATTTGCGCAATTATATACTGTGAATTTGCATTATTCTCAGGCCATGCAAAAGTAAAATTACCGGTTAAAGCAATCGGTGCATATCCATATTGACTAGGTGATGTAGGAAATAAAGAAAAGGGATTATAAAAACTAGATACCATTATTGTAAACTCCTTGTAAAATATCCTGAGGTTTTGCGCATTTGTTCTTCACGTTGATATTTACCTAAAGTATCAGCATATAATTGATCGTATTTAGTACGCTCATCAGCTTTTTCATAAGGAATAGCTTCAAGTAAGCACCGATAAAGCAATAAATTATAAGCATTATTAGTAAGCGTATTAGTTGGTGTTAGCTCACTAAGTGCTAAAGGCAATTGATAATATATAATTCTTGCCTGATAATCTTGATCAGGAGTCGGAGCTATAAGAAAATTATAAACATCAGCTTCGGCAATATATTTAGGCTGTGCCAATGTTGATTGAATAGGACTATATTTATAACAATAATCTAATGATGCTGATTGAAGCGGTGTTAAAACATTAAATACAGTTGGTGTAGCAGGATTAGCAGTAAAAATATAAAATGTAGATAGATTTTTATAATCTTCAGGTTTTGTAAATGTCGGTTGACCAGCAGATAAAGTAAAATCACGAGTAACTCGATCTTCAATAGATTTTAAATCAAGCGCAATTGCTTGTTGAGCATTAGATATAAATCTTGGTATTTCATTGGTAAGGGACAATGAAGAATTCTGCATATATTGCTGTATATCATTGACCAGTCCAAAATAATCATTTTGAGCTAGCGGCATAGTTGTCTCCTACTTTCCTCCTACTCTTGGCAAAGTACATTAGTGTAACCTCCGTCACTATTTATACCTGCATTATTCATTATTATGAATTTTACACTTTTATTAATTATTTTGGAATTAAAAGTTGAAAAATTAACGTTTTGCAAGATAGCAGAAGCATTAGTATTATTTGCTCCAGGTTGTAATATTATATAAAGCGGTGTTCCATTTAATCCACCTCGAATAGTTCCAATATTTACTCCACCAACTATTATGAACTTTCCACTTACAGTTACTGACCCACCAGTTATAATAGTTAAATTATCTTCTAAAGTTACATTATCATAAATAAGCACTTGTAAAATACCTGTACTTAAATCTGTAATAGCATTTGCTTGGGATATAGTGATGTTAGGATTAAGAATTACTGGTGAGCCACCAATAGTATAAATCACTGTGTTACCGGTATTATTAAGTGTTATAGCCTCAGTAGGTTGTACATAAAAAGGACGAGGAATGTTAACTGGAAATGGATCACCAGGTAATGCTAACACTTTTCCTTGAGGATTTGGCTCAGTTGAGAAATCTTTATGAACATAAAATCCATTAAAAGTTAAAGTATTACCATACCACTCATATTGTTTTCTTAAATCATAATGCATAATCTTAAAGCCAGATATATCACATTTAGCAGTAGGATGATGATTCCTAAAAGAATAAGGCTGATATCGACGATTTTTCTTATATTTCATAAATTAAACTGAAAAATATATGGTGCATGTTCAGTATCTTCTTGTTCAATATCCTCCATAGACTGCGTGGCTGATTGCATTAAATTAGCCATTTTATCTGGTGAAATTTCAATACCCATTATTTTATCTTTCTGAGCAAGTTTAAGAGCTAAATTTGCACATAAAGCTTCATAAAATCTATTAGGAATATTAATGATATCCGTCAGATTATTAATTTGTGGATTTAGAATTTTTAAATTAAGAATAAGATAAGGATAATTCGTACCACCATCTGGAACAGGCCATAAAGTAATTGAAGGATTAATATCTCTATTAAATAAATAACTTGAAACACTTCCTAATTTATCTTTAGTTGCTATTCCTAAATATTGACTGCGACTAAGTAAACTAATTTGTCTTGAGATATTATGCGTACAAAAATAAATCTCTTGAATATTTAATATATCACCGCCAGTCTCTCTAATTCTCCAAGCAAAAGCCAATTGAGCAACTTTGTTTACAAACCATACTTGTTGCCCTTGCGTATAAGTTTGAGATCCTGGCGCAATTACTGTAGTCCAAATGTCATTAATATAATTATAAACATTTATCGCATATTCAATAATAAGATTATATTGAGTAGTAACATTTGCCTGAATACCTATATAATCTATAGCAAAACCATCATTATTATCATATTGAAACTCAATCCACCCATTTGGCGAGTCTTGAATACAAGCAGTATTAGGGTTGCCGTCAAATGCATTCTCAGCAACACCAGATTCAGAAGCCGCCGCTCCTCCAAGTTGTCTTGTGATATTTGCAACAGATACTTCTCGTTCAGGAATATCAACAGTGCCTATCGGTAATTGATAGTTTTTTTGGCTACCTATCAAATTAGTCATAAATGGTTGAATACTATAAAGATTATTGTATCGTGCCCAATCAGTAAGTAAAATATTTAAAGAATTTATTGCACTACTAAGAGGATTTCCAACTAGTTCAGGCAAAGTTAAACCAACTCGTTCAAAAGACTCTATAACAATTTGATTTACTGTTATATTTATAAAAGGATTTAGGGTAATTGCCATTTAACCCTCCTTTATAACGTTCCTTGTTGAGCCATAAATGCTTGAAATGTAGGAGCTGTCCCTGAATTAATCACAAATCTAATTGCATAAACAGGTGCTGCAAAATTTAGATATTGTGAAGTAGTTAGAGCAGCAACTACTGTACCTGTGCCTGTATTTCCTCCAGGTGCTATTATGGGAACATTAAGCCAATTATCTGTAGGATCAAATGTTGGTGGGGAAGTATAGTCTTCAAAAGGAAATAATGTATATTGCACATCATAATTTATAGTTCCTCCTACTTCAGTTTGTACTGCCCATTGAGATTTTTGAACATTCATTGACATTTTAAAAGGTACAGATTGAGCTAAGATACCAAAACCTACGCTCATCGCAGTAATATTTCCGTTAGTAGTTAGAGAAATTAATGTACTATAATATTGAACTGAAGACTTTGTATTATTATTAGATCCAGTTAGAACTTCAGTAACGATATTTCCAAATACATCTTTACCAACAATAGTAACATTAGTTGCTGAGTTATTTCCAGCTGAGGTAAAAGTAATTTGTCGATTCCACTCAGGAGTAGACACAACAATATTAGCATCTGCATTAAAAGCAGCATAATTAAGTACTAATTCTCCAGCGCCTGTTCTACTTTGAACAGCAGCATAAAAGCTAGTATTAGCAGCTAAATAGCTATTAAGTACTTGTATTTTCATCAGTAAATCTCCGTCTTAATTATAAGGAGCCGCGTACTGAGATACTCCGTAAACTGTTCCGTAAGTTTGATTATTTACATCATTACTGTTTCCAGCCATAATCCATGCTACAACAAGTCTTTTAATCCCATCAGCAGCACTAGGAAGTAAAACCGTACCTCTAATATCTCCGGTAATTGCTGTTGCTGGTGCCGTCTGATCAGCAATTGTGTAATTATTACCTATACCAGTTGCTGGAATTGCAGCAATTACAGTTGGTGCTCCAAAATTACCGCCAATAATTCTATTAACATTATTTAATACATAAGGAAGACCAATAATATTGCTTACTCCTACAGATATAGCACTAGTAGTAGCGCTAGCTGCCCAAACTCTAGTAATTCCTGCAAATGCTTTCTTTCCAATAGTAAAGTTAACATTAGGGGTATTAGCTACATTAACTTGCTCGGTCATAAAAACATCATCTTGATCAAATCCCCAGATTGTAAAATTAGTACTTGGTTCAAAAGCTCCACCACCTGAAGTAATAACTACTGTCCGTGGAATATCAAAAAAATAAACCGTATCAGTAGTATTAGTAATTGAGTTATAAACACCTGAAACTACCGTTATATTTGCACCAGCTGTAAGAGGTATATAAGAAGCACTAGTAGGACCAGTAACTGCACTAGCTAAACTAGTAGTAGATGCAACCTCAGGTGCAACTGAAATAGAAGCTAGTTGAGGTTGTGGAATACCCACTTGCATTCCATTTAAAGCCTGAGCTTGTACTGTACCGATACTAATTAAATTACCGAAATTATTAGGTTGATAAAATCTATTTTGTGTAGTTAATGAAAAAACCATTATAACCTCTTTAAATTAAAAACCTTGACAACAAATAGTTGACCTAGCATTACTTGGACCGCTTGAATAACGATCAAAACCACCCATACCAACAGTTCTATTCTTTTCATCCATCCATGAAGATACTTCAGCCATGTTTTTCTCATAGAAAAGCAATCCGTTTGGACATGTTGTAAATAAGAAGAATGAGTTAGGATTAGTTAAGTAAGGATTAACCACGTAACCACCTTTTACAAATCCTTGATGATATACAACACCGATATCACGATTAGCAGTACCAGGACGTTCAGCATTAAATAACACTCGAGCCACGTCATATTGAAGAGTTGGTGAACAAAGTAATTTATCACCTTCATAATTTAATACTTTACCAGCAGCATCAGGTAATGTCTGAGCAATTGTGATCATATCTGTAAGAGCTGTCTCACTAAAAGTAGCAGGAGAAAGAACATTAGAATACACACCAACTGCTGTTGGATGTTGACTTGATGCAAATGCTTGACCATCACCGATTGGATTAGTATTATTAAACGCAAAATTAAATACGTTAGTAGCATTTACGTCACGAGTTAATACTAAAGAAGCTTTAATTTGCTCCCCAGCGTTCGGAAATTCATCAGTATATAAATTATCGTCTATTGATTCAAAAGTGAACTCGATGGCAGATGAAAAGCTTGTATGATCGTACTGCGTTTTATTGATAATGAAGTTAGTTTGTAGTTCATATGCTTCACCTTCGTTCATTGCTTTCGCATATCCCATTGGTGCATATTCGACAACTATATCAAATGCTTTTTTAGTTGGAACTAGCTTAAAATACTTTTTATATAAGCTTTCATAATATTTAGCATCACATAATAC